GGTAAAACAAGTGCTGCTTACTGGGCTGACAAAGTTTTATGGGCAGGTCCAGGGGGTAGTAAGAAAAATCCTCCCGCTAATCAAAAAATTAAAAAGGGGATGGCCTAGTAAATATTTATTATGAGTGATAGTAAAAAATATTCTAACATAGTTCGTACTGTTTCTAATGAACTTGCTGATATAGCTAGTTCTAATAACCAGCAGAAAGCAGTAGAAAAGAAAGCTAAAGAATATAGTGGTAAAGGATTGACAGGTGCTGTTGGTTTAAGTATTAAAGCATTAGGTCAAGAAGAAGCAGTTAACAAAGCAAAACAAAAAATAGAAAGTTTTATAGAAAACAAAGTACCATATGCAAAGTATGCTTCATTATCTAATAATACAATTGGTATAAAGTATGGTAGTGAAACTTTTAATTCTTCCTTTACAATGAATAAAAATGGAAGTGCAAATGTTAAATTAAATAAAGCATTCAAGAATAATTTATCAACAGAGTTAGAAGCAGATAAAAAAAATATTAAATTAGGATTAAAATTAAATTTTTAGGAGATACAATGCCACTAAATCCAAAAGGAAAAAAAATTAAAAAATCCATGGAAAAACAATATGGAAAAGAAAAAGGTAAACAAGTTTTTTATGCATCTGCTAACAAAGGTGTAATTAAAGGTGTAAAGAAAAATAAATGAGACTATCAGGTTTAGGTAAAAAAACTTTAGCAGAATTTGTTAAACGCCACGGTAATGGTCGTGGTAAAAAATTATTCTATCAAAGAGTAGAATCAGGACAATTAAAATCTATGCTACTAGATGCTATAGAAATAGTTAAACCTGTAGAAAAGAAAATTATAGAACCCGTTATTGAAGAAACTAAAACGGAAGAAAAAAAAGTAGAATCACTTTTAGATAAGGTTAAAAAAGTTTTAAAAGTTTAATGATGCCTTATGGGTCATTAAATCTTACACAGTAAGATAATATATCTAGCTTAAAGCAAGGAGGTATAACATGACTTTTACACTAGATAAATACATGCCCTACACTATTGGGTTTGATTCATTCTTTAACTCACTTGATTCAATTACAGGAGATGTTAAAGGATATCCACATTATAATATCAAGAAACTTGATGACAATAAATGGAGTATTGAATTAGCTCTAGCAGGATTCAGTAAAGATGATATTGAAATTGAAGTCAAGGATAATATGATGACTATTAATGGAGAACTTAAATCAGAAGATAATGAATATGTTTACAAAGGAATATCTTCTCGAAAGTTTTCTAAATCTTTTACACTCGCAGAGTTTACAGAATCTAAATCTGCTGAGATGAAGAATGGTATCTTATCCATTATCTTGGAAAAAAATATCCCAGAAGATAAGAAACCCCAAAAGGTAAAAATAAAATAGATGCCAATTTATTCTTTTAGGAATAAAAAAACGGGAGAGGTTTGGGATGAGTATCTATCATATGAAGATAGAACAAAGCCACTACGAAGTAAAAATGTAGAGATGGTGATAACTGCACCCAACCTTTCCTTTATTGCTAGAAGTGAATATAAAAAACGAGACCAAATTCTCGACAGTGCTAGAAAGGGAATGAAAGAAGCCCAAGCAGAAGAATCTGTAGGGATTAGAAAATCACCTGAATGGCAACAAGAAAAAAGAGAAAAGACTCTACAGAAAATTAGAAATGTTAGTTCCTGATAATGATAAGAATGATGTTGCACTAACGGATAAGCAACAAACTTTTTTAGATGCTTTGTTTGGTGAAGCACAAGGTGACCCTAAAGTAGCAGGTGAAATTGCAGGATATGCTGATTATCATACACCTTTAAAATCTTTAAAGGATGAAATTATTGATAGAGCAGAAAAACTCTTAGCGGCCTTTGCACCAAGAGCCAGTATGGGAATGATTAATGCTTTACAAGAAGATGGTTCAACACCGGGTGCATCTATAAGAATGGAAGCGGCCAAACAAATCTTAGATAGAGTAGGACTAGCAAAAAGAGAAAAGGTAGATATTAATGCAAAAGTTGCACACGGAATCTTCATCTTACCACCCAAAGACAATGGATGAAGAAAAACCTATTACTAGAGAAAGAAAAGGTAGAGTAGTACCCCTCGGTTATAAAGTTTCAGAAGAAGACGATAAAGTTCTTATTCAAATTCCTGAACATATGGAATTGATTGAAAAGGCAAAAGGTTTTATAGAAAACAATTGCACGTATAAAGAAACAGCAGAATGGTTATCTCATCATACAGGTAGAAAAATAACAGGAATGGGATTACGAGAAGTTTTAAAAAGGGTAATACACAAAGGGTGGTAGACGAACCTAAACCTAAACAACTTGGTAGAAAACGAAGAACTAGCCTTAATGCTCCTCTTACAGTCAAAGAGAAGAAGGCTCGAAAGTCTGCCCAAGACATGCTTCGTGAAAAGAAAAAAGAACTTGAGAAGGCACAGAAAAACTTTTGGGCCACCAAGAATAGACTCAAAGAACTTGACGAAGTATTTGATGGCAAGAAGCAACTCATTGAAGAAGATAAAATTGAAGAGGCTTCACCGAATATCAAAGCTGCACTAAAAGATAAAGAAGTTATCTTTGAGCCAAACGATGGACCACAAACAGAGTTCTTAGCATCCAGTGAACGAGAAGTATTTTATGGTGGAGCAAGAGGTGGTGGAAAGTCTTATGCTATGTTGGTTGACCCACTACGATATTGTCACAAACAAAAACATAGAGCATTGTTAATTAGACGGACAATGCCTGAACTTAGAGATTTAATTAATCACTCTCAACAACTGTACCCTAAAGCCTATCCTGGTGCTAAATGGAGAGAGCAAGAAAAAGAATGGAAGTTTCCTTCAGGTGCGAGAATAGAATTTGGTTACGCTGAAAACTTAACAGACGTTCTACGATACCAAGGTCAGTCATATACTTGGATTGGAATTGATGAGTTACCTCAATATCCGAATGAAGATATTTATAACTTCTTACGTTCATCACTTAGAAGTGTAGACCCTGAGATTCCTGTTTATATGAGAGCAACAGGCAATCCAGGAAATGTAGGTTCAATGTGGGTAAAAGAAATGTTTGTTGACCCTGCACCTGCTAATACAAAGTTTGAAATAGAAATTAAAACTCCTGTAGGTGTTAAAAAGATTACAAGAAGATACATACCTGCAAAGCTACAAGACAATCCTTACTTGATGCAAACGGATGATTACTACGCAATGTTGGCATCATTACCTGAAGTACAAAGAAAACAATTCTTAGAAGGTAATTGGGAAGCATTTGAAGATTCATCTTTTCCAGAGTTTAACAAAGAAATACATGTTGTTAAACCTTTTGACATTCCAAGAAACTGGATGAGATTCAGAGCGGCTGACTGGGGTTATAGTTCACCTGCCTGTTGTTTATGGTTTGCAATAGACTTTGATAATAATATATTTGTTTACAGAGAACTATACACACAAAAGATTACAGCAGATATATTTGCTAGAAAAGTTTTAGAAGCAGAACAAGGTGAATACATTCGATATGGTGTACTTGATAGTTCGACATGGGCAAGACGAGGTGATATAGGTCCGAGTATTGCTGAGACCATGATTCAAGAAGGATGTCGTTGGAGACCTTCTGATAGAACTCCCAAGAGTCGTATTGCAGGTAAATTAGAAATCCATAAAAGATTACGGCCTGACGAAACAACAGGATATCCAACAATGTTCTTTTTTGAAAACTGTATAAATTTAATTAGAACATTACCGATGTTACCTGTTGATAAAAATAATCCTGAAGATGTTAATACTCATGCTGAAGACCATGCTTATGATGCTTTACGTTATGGATGTATGAGTAGACCGATGCATCCTGCAACAAGAACAAATACATATCGGGTAGGTCAAACTGTAGACTTCAAACCTGCAGATAAAGTTTTTGGGTACTAATGGCAAAAGAAATTAAAATAGGATATAGGAATTACAAGATTAAAAGTTTAGACTCTATCTTGTCAAAATGCAATGAAATAAATGGACAGTTTCTTGCTACAGATGGAGTAATCGCATTATCTTCCGATGAAGATTCTATTTCTCACACGAATACATTAATACATGAAATCTTTCATGGAATTGTATATCAGTGGGGAATAGAGTTAGATGACAAGGAAGAAGAAAAGATTTGCAATACTCTTGCAAATGGACTAACGACTGTATTAGTAGATAACCCTTGGTTACTACCTTACATACAGAAAAACTTAAAAGGAGAA